CTTTTTTATCGTAAATTTAAAGGCATGCCTAGTGGTCATGTTTTAACTGCCCTGTTTAACTCGGTGGTGAATATGATAATGCATTTGTTGTGGTTCTTGATGAAAGCCCCGCCCGCTGTCAAAGATGTTGCTTTCTATAAACAATGCGTATGCACGCGTATTTATGGAGACGATACAATTGACAGTATTCGGAGTGATCTTCTTGACCACCTCAATCGCGTTACGATGCGGGAGGTCTATGAGCGCTACCTTTCAATGTCGATTACATCATCATTGAAGGATGGTACTCTAAAACCTTTTGATAAAGTACTAGATTTGACATTCTTGAAGAGAGGCTTCCGTGTGGAGGGGATTTTAATTAAACCTCTACTCGCGAAATCTTCCCTTTATAGCATGTTGACCTATGTACGTCGTAATGCGTCTGCAACCGTGCAGGAACAACTCTATCTCAATTTTAGAGTATTTTCTGCTTTCGCTTATTTCTATGGACCTGAATTTTATAATGGACAAACGGCGTTTTTGAATAAATTCTTTCCAGGTTACCCATTTCCACAGTATATTTACTATGATAATTTATATCGTTATGGGAAACTGGATTTATCTTTAATACAATGAACTTTTTCACTAATTTCTTATTATCCGGTGTAACAATCGGACTTATTTCATTTACAATTTCACATCCCCAAACCATGTTTACGATGTTTACTGACTATCTGTATGCCATGTTTACCACTTTTAGTCCTATGCAATGGCAAGTTATTGGAACTAGTATTGCTCAGAATATTTTGCTTGCACTTTATGTATTGCGTCGCGAACGACCGCGAGTTCAGCATTATCCCCAATCTTTGGGGGTTACTGCTGAAGAGGGCACTGTTGAGCACGCAGGCAATGAGTCTAATCAGACTCATGCCAATGGCGTAACTCCAGAGCGCACTCTCGCAATGCAAACCCAAATGTCGCCCAATTTAGATCTTGACGTAACTTTGAAAGGGGCGAAGATAACTATGCCATATTCAGCATCAATGTATATGGGACAGTACACCTTCGCAACTACAAATACGTATGGTAACGTTTTGGCTTCGATTGCAAGCAATGCATTCTATGGCAATAATAATTTCAAGAGATTATTCATTGATCATCGTTTTGCATCGTTTGATGTACGGTTTACTATCAATGTTACTGGCAATCCTTTTTCTACAGGCCTGTTTGCAGTCGCTAATTTTCCATATAATCCGTCTGCTCCAGGAAGTTTGCAATCGCAATATCCTGCAGCATA